CAGAGGGATGGTGAGCCCGTAGACGAAAGTACCCAGGAACAGGCCCTCTCTGGCAGCCTTTTGGCTCTTGGCGGCAAAGGCTCGCTGCCACATCTCCGCACCGGCCAAGGTAAAGACAAAGTAGGTGATGATATCACCGATGATGCTGCCGTCCACATAGGGCGTGGACAGTTCCGGGGCCAGGTTCTCCAGAAACACGGAGAGTCCGCCCAGCTTGGCAAGGGATGCCGTCGGGATCATGATGTACACGAACAGGATCAACATGACGAACTGAAACACGTCCGTATAGATGACGCCGAACAGGCCGGAGGTGGCGGTGTAGATGATAACCCCAATTCAAACAATGACTATCGACCAGATATGTAACAGACAGGACGATTTGCTTGTGTCTGTCGATGACATAAGAGAGGTGGCAAAAAGGGAGAGAAATAAGGCTATTGATGATTTTGCAGAAACATGCAAGCAAGATGTTATGTGTCAAACATTTGGATTGCATCCAAGAAATATTGATGAAATCGCAGAGCAGTTGAAAGGTGGCGGAGTAGATGGCAATTAAGCCTATATTATTTAACACGGAAATGGTTCGGGCGAAAGAGGGTAGTAAATATTGAAATATCCTAAAGATATAGCGGGTATGAAATTTGGACGATTAACCGCGATAAAAAAGGTTGGAACAAAAGGCAATGGAAAAGGTTCAAAATCAATATGGCTTTGCAGATGTGATTGTGGAAACGAAAAAGAAATATTGAGGAATTCATTGGTAAGCGGAACAACTAAAAGTTGCGGCTGCCTTGAAAAAGAAGTTAAAGCAACAATGCATTTAAAACATGGAATGGCAAAATCAAGACTTTGGAACATTTGGACTGGCATGAGAGACAGGTGTTCCAGATTGAATAACAAGGACTATCAGAGATATGGCGGAAGAGGAATCCGTGTTTGCCCAGAATGGGATAGTGATTTCCGAAATTTTTATGATTGGTCGATGGGTAATGGTTATAGTGACGAGTTGACCATAGACAGAATCGACAATGATGGAAATTATGAACCGTCTAATTGCAGATGGGTAACGAGAAAAGAGCAAACAAGAAATAGGAGTATCACGAAAACAATTCCACTTGCCAGGATAGCTGAAATTGACGGAATTACTTATCAGGAGGCATATAAAAAGTATGTGTTATGCAAGTAATGCTATCGAATATGAGCGGTGCGAGAAGCCGGAAGGGGTGTGATGGTATGTCTAAAGCAGTATTGGTAATGGATATGCCGGAAAGATGTGCTGATTGTCCATTGAGGAGTAGTGAAAAAACTAGCTATGTGTGTTGTTACTTGACACTAAAAAACATATCATCGACTGATTATTATGACAAAAAGCCAGATTGGTGTCCGCTCCGGGAACTGCCGGAGAAAGCAAATCATCCTGCTTATTGTGATAATGGGAGATTTGATAAAGGCTGGAATGCCTGCTTGGACACGATATTGGAGAAGAAGGTGAATGAGAATGTTATGCCCGGTACCAGGAATGAAAAAAGAACAGAAGGAGCACAAGAGAATGAGAAAAGAAAATAATAATGTTGTTCCGATATGGGAAAAAGTGACGTTATCATTTGAAGAGGCAAATGCTTATTCTGGAATAGGAATTAATAAATTAAGGGAGTTGACAAATAGTCCAAAATGCAACTTTGCCATCAGAATCGGAAACAGAACGCTGATTAATAGAAAAAAATTTGAAATATTTCTGTCGCAGAAGACAGTGCTTTGATACGTCACAAAAGAGAGATTGAGAAAAGAGCTTTTATATGTTAACATAGCTGTATTATATAAAGGCTCTTTTTTAGATAGGAGTAAAATTATGGGAAAGGATTTAAAAGGTAAGGAACTTGGGGAAAATATAAGCCAGCGAAAGGATGGAAGATATTGTGCAAGATATGTTGATAGATTTGGAAAAAGAAAATCTATTTATGATAATAATTTAAAAGAATTAAAACAGCGTTTGCGGCAGGCAATATATGAAGATGAGAAAAAAATAAACGTTATCGATGATAAAATAACGTTAGATGAATGGTTTGAAAAATGGATGGATATATATAAAAATCCGGTTATCAGGCCAAGTACAAAGAGGCATTACGAACATATTTATAAAAAGCATATATCGCAGCGACTTGGCAATCTTCCGCTAAATGAGATAACTCAGTTACAGATAAAATCATTAATTAATAAGTTGGATGATATGGGATATCAATGGGAGACTCAAAATAAAACTCGTGTTATTTTGACAGATTTATTTGAAAGAGCATTAGAGGATGATTTTGTAAGAAAAAATCCTGCCAGAGGTGTGCGCTTGGCAAAAAATAAACCAAATGAGAGATTTATTTTATCTGTTGAGGAACAAACGGAGTTTTTTGAGTGCTCTGCTGGAACCTTTTACGACAATTTGTTTGTTGTAGCGGTAAACACAGGACTTCGTCCGGGAGAGTTATTTGCACTCACATGGGATGATATCGACCTAGAAAATATGATTATAAACGTTGATAAAACATTGTCATATCAAAAATTTGATGGTGATGAAAAAAAGATTTTTCATCTAGGGCCGCCAAAAACCGAGAGTAGCGTGAGAAGCGTGCCGATTAACGACTTATGTTGTGTGGCCTTAAAAAAACAGTATATTTTAAAACGCGTTATAGCTAAAAAAAATGTGAGACCGAACGAACTTGGAGACAGATTATTTGTGACAAAATATAACACACCTCTAAATTCAGTGTTATATAACGATTCCATAAAAAGGATTTTGAATGAAATAAATTTACAAAAAGATGATCTTGAAAAATTAGAGTCCTTTGGCGGACACACGTTTAGGCATACTTTTGCAACAAGGTGCATTGAAAATGGCGTACAGCCTAAAGTGTTGCAAGGATATCTCGGACATGCAGATATTAATATGACGATGAACCTGTATGTGCATTCTACAGAAGAGTTTAAACAAAAAGAAATTAAGAAGCTGGATAATATTATGGGTGATCCACATGATTTGGTGACAGAAAGATTTGAAAAAGCAAAAAAAGTAGTGGATTTTTGTGGCGTAAAAATGGCGTAAAAAAATATTTTGTGGTGTCAAGGAGTGGAAAAAAACAGTAAATATAAGGCCTTGCAGATAAAAAAGAAAAAACCAATAATACTTATTATGTTTATCAGGTCACTCCGTATGAGTTGTAGGGAAACCGCTGAAAACAAGCAGATTCTTGGGAAATCACAAAGAAATAAAATCACTTTAAAATTACATATTTTCATGTATTTTCACATATTTTAATGGACAAATGGTGTCAAAATGGTGTCAAAACAAAAAAATCAATGGTGTCAAAAACAGAGCCTTTATATAATACGAAGATGTCATTGTTTGACACAAAAAGATGTGATAAAGTGATAGCGATTAAAAGGGTAGATGGTTAAAAGCCATCTGCTCTTTTTTATTACAGAGAAAAGGAGGAATCTATATGAATACGGTAGAGCCAATCCGAGATATCGACACCGTCTGGGACATAGCGGATTATCTCGGAGAGACAAGTGAGCGTAACAGGATGATGTTTCTCTTCGGAATCTATGTCGGCATCCGGATCAGTGATATTTTAAAATTAAAGGTCAGAGATGTCCGGGATAAAACGCATATTTATATCAGGGAGAAAAAAACGAAGAAAGAGAAACGATTTCCGATTAATGAAGAGCTTCGCCCGGAACTGAACCGGTATATCAGAGGAAAGGCAGACTATGAGTGGCTGTTTCCGTCCAGACAGGGGTCCGATCATGTGCAGAGAGTCAGAGCTTATCAGATATTAAATGAAGCCGGTCAGAAGTTTGGGGTAGACCACGTTGGAACTCACACATTGAGAAAGACATTCGGATATCATTTTTATCAGCAGACGCATGATATTGTGACCTTGCAGAAAATCTTTAACCATTCATCTATTGAGGTGACGTTTCGTTATATCGGAATCTCACAGGATATGCAGGATGCAGCAATTAAAAAAATATCTTTCAAGCGAAGATAATTTTTTTAAAAGTACAGTTTAACATATTGAAATTCAATGTATAACTGCTAATAAGAAAAAGGAGTTTCTTCCATTAAGTGCGAAAATAAAAAGCAGTTGAACAGAATTTAAAGATATGTATATCTCACCAAGTTGTCATTGTTTGTCAAAAACATGTTACCTGAAAATAATCGGTTGAGATTATTTTAGACGTGAATGGTTGAAGGATATACCGAAAGAGTTACGTATGTGCAGAGTGTCTGCTGACGATATTTCCCTGGTCCTGATTTATCCAGACTCATTTGATATTTCGACATATGCAAATATACAAGCGTATTGCGTATCAGGTTGAAATATGAAGTAACCTGGATATGTTAACAATTATACATAAGTTGAAACAAGCTCTAAATGAGAAAACAGTTATAAAAAATTCGTTTTTTACAAACTACCTGTCAGTGTCTTTTTTCCGGAGAATCTCCTCTCCCAGAAGGATAACGGACATGGCATAGAAATAACTTCGGTTATAGTGGGTGATGGCAAAAAAGTTGTCAGAGCCGATCCAGTATTCCGTGTCGGCAAAACCATTAGGCAAATCAATTAACCCGTAAAG